AAATGTAAAAGTAGTTGAAACATTATTAACATCGATAAGTATAAAAGTAGCTTCATCGTGATCAGTAAGAGTAGAACTAGTTACCGTCATTTCAAATTTAGCACGAGCGTCTATATTTGCTACCAAAGATATACCATCATTTGGATACAATTCTTTTAATACTTCTTCAGCATTGTTCACATCAAATATATCTGTAGGATCTGGAGGTAATGGAATCTCTGTAAAGTTTTCTACAGATTGTCCTAGCTCTGGTTTAGAAACTACTGGAGATACATCGTCTTCAACTGAAATTTGCACAGTATTTCTAAGAAATCCCCAGTTAGTAGTATCAGTTGTACCTGTTAAAGGCGGTCTATCATTTACAGTATTATCAGTTTTACACCGCCATACGCCATCGCCTATGTAAACTACATCGCCAATGTTATATTTTGTAGCATTTTTATATAATTGTGCTTCACCTCTAGGGTCAGTTTTTCTTGATGTTAAATAATCTAACTCAGCACCAACACCAGTTTCTAAATAACCAGCTTCAAATTCTTTATTAAGAATAATTAAGTTAGGACCAACATTAGTAACTGATAAAAATTCATCAGCAGGTAAATTATTAGGATTATGACAGACATAGTTCCAAACTTTAAGTGGAACTGTTTCACTTTGATTATCTAATGTTTGTTCTTTAACTCTAGGCTTATCTCCATTAAGATCAAGAAGCCAACTTCTAAACAAAGGAATGTCAGTTGGAGGAGTTGCCATAAAGTTAGGCTCATGAGCCCCAGTATCAAACATTACTAAAATTCTTTTTGATTCACTAAACTCTATCCAATGCCAAAAGAAACGATTATCGTTAAATGAACGCTCTGGTTCAGGATAAATAATAGGATCTTCTGCACTATCATTAACTGTAAATTGTGACGGTAGGTCTGGATCTTCGTCTACCCAAAAAGGAGCAGAATTTGCAAAGTCTATAACTGCATCAAAGAGATCTAAAGTAGAAAGCGTAGTATTAGTCCCTAAATAAAAATCTTTTTTAACAGGAACAACAACTTCTGAACCCGGTCTTTTTTCAATCGATCTTTCTAGTGTACATAATACATTGTCTAACTCTTCTGATTCAGAAGGAGTACGTTTAGATGGTGCTTGACGAGCCACACCGCCACTTAAGGTATAAATAGGAATCCTTGTCGGCAACATTTTAGACATAAGACACCTCCATTATTCTTGATAACCTTTCCAGAATCTAAATCTAGATGGGTCATTGGTTGACATTGTTCTGTTCCATGCTCTCTTTAACATTGTGTCAAGAGATGAATAAATATTCCTTGATTTTCTACGAGCATCTTGTCCTCTACCTTTAGTTCTATAAAACATTTCTTCTTCTCGTAATAATCTATCTGCATCGCCATCGCCTTGAATAGACATTTGATATCTTCTTTTAGCAGCAGCTGTAATTTGTCTTTGAATAGGAGTATCTATTTCTTCCCATTCTAATTTAATAGTAAGTTCAACTTCATATTCTTTATTCTTGTCCCAAACATCAGTCTGATCTGTAATGTTCCAAAGAACTGCGTTTGTTCCTGTGCCTTTGATAGTGGCTATTTGTATGTTACCATCATCATTAGTGCATTCTGTTATAAGCATAGCAGACAATGCATTATTTGGTATTATTATTTTACCAGTAGTAGCATCAGGTTTGTATTTTCTACTAAATATATTAGACGCTATTCCTCTTAGTTGTACATCTAAGATTACTTGATCTAATATGTGTTCAGCTATGCCAGTTGAGATTCCAGAACCATCGGTTAAATCTGCTACTAACTGCTCTCCTGCTGCAAGTAACATCTCATTAACAGCCGTTAATCTTGTTATAGCTCCCATAAGGAACCTCCTTTCAAAAAGTCTATTTGTTTTACCCTGCCAAGCCAAGGATATCGGGTAAACGAATACCCTTGGCTCGGACAAAGAGACTTAAGATCACCACCCTTCTGCCTTCAACCCAAAATTAAGTGAGTATAAAGTCAGAAGGTGTCAGTAGTTATTAGTCATAGCAAACCTCCTTAGTTAGGAGACACTATTAGGATGTGGCAGACCACTCATCAGTCCATGTTGAGTTTGCATTTGTAGCTGCTAGAGCTTGCAATTCAGCACGAGTATCAACATTAGTTGCTGTACCACCACCGTGAACAACAACAGCTGCACACTCAGGACGGATAACACCAGTACCACTCATCATTGAAGCTACAACAAAGTTTGTGTTTCTTCGTACATCTTCAACGCTATCAACTTTCATTCCTTGCATGGAAAGAGCTGCAACGCAGTTTGATTGGAAGATAATTGCTTCAACAGTTGCTGAATCCCAATCAAGATTGTAACGTGCTTCACCAATTTGGTTAGCTGCATCGCCATAATCTTTAGTTGGTAAGTGATTTGATTTGAAGATAGTGCAACCCATATACTGTAGAGTATCTTGCATAAATGGACGAGCCATAAAGCTTCCACCAAGACCACCAGCTGCTGCAACTCCACCCATCATAGGCTGTACATTAAGTACATTAGAAGCATTAGTAGCATCAGTACCTGTATCACGGCAAACGCCTAGTGATCGGATATCTTGGAAAGCTTTAGGATCTACACCGCAGTATACACCTTCAGTTGGAGCACTTCGGATTTGTAGGTTAGTAATAAAATCTTCTATTGCTTGAAGTAGTAATAGAGCAGCAGTAACTCTTTGAGCACTAGTTGCTGAACCACTAGCATTTCCTAAGTGTTGGAAATCACCATCAGCAAATAATTGATCATCAAATGCTGTAGCAGAGTTGTATGAAGATCCCCGTGGGTCATCAGTAAATGAAGCACCATCAGAAAGAGCAGCACGAGCAATGTAAGAACCGATTTGCTTATCACGAGCGTTAGCAAGTGTAAGACCAGCTTGTCTAGCTAGCTCTGCTCTGTATTCCCATTGAGTAACCATAAGGTCTACATTGTCTAGCTCAAAGTGAGCAGCAATAGGACGAGAGTCAAGGCTAACAGAGAAAGTACTTGATGTTGAGCTATCTCCACCAACAAGTTCTTCACCAGCATTCCATGCTGTTTTTAGATTAATGGTTCCTGTGATTGGGTATTCCATTTCACGACCACTAGAAATAGTCTTATGATCTACTAAACCTTCAAATACGTTGTATTGATCATAAGCATGAATTACTTCGCCTGACCAGATAGGTAGCCAAAGTTTATTTAGTCCAGTAACACCGCCTGATGTTGCAGCAGATGCTGCACCAGCACGATATTCTAGATTTGTTGCATTAAAACCCATTGTAATATCCTTTCATAGATATATAATAATAAATAAAAATTAAAAAAGATGCCGTATGTTGGGTCTAATGTTTTTGTTCTATGCTATCCATTGCCCTGTCGGGGGGATTTACAATAGATAAAACATTATGATTATCCTTTAAGCTGGCAATGTAGCCCAATCTGTTTGTTGAGCTCTTTGTTCTACCGCTGACCTAAATTTAGGATCAACATGGTAGTTAGGATTATTGCGATCTGCGTAAAATTCTCTTTTACTTGTATAACCTTGTGGCACATTTGCAGATGCAGATACAGCCTCACGATTTGGAGAAGCTACAGGCTCTTGAGCTTTAGCTTGTTGTACCTTTGATGCAGGTGCAGCTTGATCATACATAGATGCAAGTCCTCTTAAAGTTATCTCATAGTTAGGCGAGGCGAGTCCTTCATTAATTGAGAGCTGTTGCTCTTGTGAAAGATTGTTCGATGCCCATCCAAAGATTTTAGCAAGGCGGTCTTTGCCGCCTACTTTATCAGATGCTTGTGAAAAGGCTTCTCTTGCTTTAGCTTTTTGTGCGGCTAAGAAATCTTGTATCATAGGCTTAGTAAACCCAGCCTTGTTTTGGATTTCTGCTTGCGTAGCTTCAGAAAGAGTACCAGTTGTAGCAACTTCAAGAGACCATGTTTTGTAATCCTCATCAGAAAAAGCACGTTGAGCCTGAGTATCTGCAGATGTTGCTTCTTTTGTCTCTTCTTCTTTAGAAGGTATTCGCAATTCATCTATAGATGGAGGTTGTTCAACTGGTGCTTCTGTTTGAGTTACTTCAGGAGTCTCAGCTGTTGGCTCCTGATAGTTAGGATTAGTAGCTGTCTCTTGTGTCTCGTACTGTTTCTTTAAATTAGAAATTTCTTGACGAGCTTGTGTGTATTGTTTTTGAGATTCTTTTAACGAGTCAAACCATGACCCCGCATCTTTAAAGTTTTCAGGTATAGTTACACCTTGCTTCTTTACATAAAGATCAAAAGCTGCTCTTTCTTGAGCTGCTCCATATTCTTCTTTTGTTATTGTTAAAGATTGCTGTGCTTCTTGTGCTTGCACTTGTACCTCTGAAGGTTGTGCAGCTTCAGCACCGGGAGTAATAGATTGTGATTGTTCGTTAGTATTTTGTTCTGTCATGATTGCTCCTTTACGGAATCATTATTGTCTAGTTGAGTCGTGCGTATTTAAATTTTGACGCACTTCAAAAGGGAATTGTACATTAGAAGATAAATCTTCAGTTGATAAAGTTTGTGCTGAAACACAATGACAAGAAGTAGGAGGACCAGATGCATAACTTCCTGCAGAAATTTGAGAAGTGTTTCCATACTTGTGATTTATATAAGCTTGTATTTTATCTAAATCAGAATCACTTGGATTATCATGATAAGCTATCATTTCTCCAAGATCTGATTTCCAAAATACTGTACCTTTAGAAGAGCGTCCTCCAATATTAACTCTAGCATCACTCATATTATCTGATGTATTAAAATCTGCATTAGCTATTTCAAATGCTCCATCTCGATGATAATATAATTTATTATGAGAGTCAGTAATTTCTCTTCTACATCCAAGCCAATGATAATGATCTTCTGTAAGAGATGAACTATCTCCTATTGTAGAATCTGAAGCACTTAAATCAGATGCAGCATTTACTACAATTTTTTCAGAAGTATTCATTCTAATTTCTAAATCATTTCCAGCTGTATCATGAGCAAATAAAACTCTAGCTGAGCCTGAAGTTAAAGCAGGAACTTTTACTTTGCAAAATATACCTATATAAAACTCACCAGTACCAGTATCTAAAGGACCACTAGTTGTATTACTTGTTTCATACATAGTGCCACTAGTATCTGCTCCTGAGTATGTCATAATAGGAACTCCATTTTTTTTATTAATAGTTCCTGCATCAGCACTAGCTACTAATGTAGCATTATCACCAAAAGATCCACAATCTTTTAAAGCACTAGAAGAAAAATCTTCTGGCTTTAACCAAAATTTTACTTCCATTAAATCATTAATATCATTTGGCTTCCATAGTGGCATGATTATTCTCCTAAAAATACATTTACTACAGGAGAGGCTGCACTACTTGATTGAACTGCTCTCATATAAGGAAAGAGAGTTACAACCGAAGCCTTTGATCCAGCTTGTCCTGCTGTATTTATTGCACCAAAATCATGCACTTCAATATAGGTACTATTATCAAAAGAACCTTCAATTTTAATAGAAGCAATATCGCCACTATCTGTTGAAGTTTGTACTGCATGTACAAGTCCTGTTCTAAATCGTTTAACTTCCATCTCAATGCCAGTACCTGTGACATCAGCTGTTGAATCGGTTAACAACTTATGGACTTTCATAGTAGGATGATATACTGTTCCGATAGGTCGAGCCATAGCTATCCTCCTTTCTCATGATTTACATCATTTTATTACGTTTCTTAACTTTTTTCTTAACCTTTTTAGGTTTCATTGCTCCAGCTTTAGCTGCTGGTTTAGATTTCTTTTTACCACCACCACTACTCATCATTCCACCACTATATCCGTATGCCATAATAATATCCTTTCTAACATTTCCATCGTTTACGAGCTAAGCAAGCTCGCTTCTTTGGAGTTTTTCTACAGTCAATACCAAACTTTTTTAATTGACCTAAATTTCTAGCACAGAAAGATCTCTTACGAGGACCTCCTCCGGGCTGTGGAGCTTTTAATTTAGAGCCAGTCTTACGATTAATCATACGCCTACCTTTAGCTGTAAGACCCCCCGCTTTACTTTTGCAACCATTCTTAATAGTGCAACCTTTCATGGCTCCCTTTTTTTTCTTTGCCATTACTTTTTCCTTTTAGTAGGTTTAGTATGACCATATCCCATTTTTTTAAGCTCTAAATGTTTAGCAAAAGTACCAGCTCTAACAGCTTTTCCAGTTTTTTTATCATACATCATATGAGGTTTAAAATCTTTAGGGGCTTTTTTAGCCATACCTTTTTTCTTAGTTGTCATTTTCTTTTTAGTATGTCCGGGCATTATTTTCTTCCTTTCTTCTTCTTGCCTTTTAAAGCATTGAAGTCTGCCTTAGTGATTTTATTACGAGGTTCAGCAACACCAGCTATTTTCTTTTGTTTTTTAGAAAGTTTTTTAACCATGTTACCTCCCTGTAGGATTATAATTACTCTTCATTTTGTATCCACCTTTTTTAGAAGGCTTAACTATTTTTTTAACATCAGGACCCTCTACTCTTGTAGTATGTCCACATGCACATTTGAATTTTTTATGAGCCATTATTTTTTCTTAGCCCCTTTCTTCTTCCAACTAATTCTAGCAGGACCCTTCTTGCGTTTAGCAGCAGATGTACATTGTGCTTTAGTAGGACGACATGCAGGATATGGACGTTTACTTCCACCCTTAGCAGACTTACGTCCACAAGGTTTACCTGTTTTGCAATCAACCCAGCCTGTACCTTTGTTACGGCTAAACCATTTCCTTAAACTATCACTTTTTCTTTTTGCCACTTTTATTCCCCCAGTTTGCTGCACCGACTTTACGGCATTTAACTAGAGCACCAGAAGCATAAGCACTAGGAAAAACTGAATACCTTGCTTTGACTTTATGATAGCAAGCATCCTTCTTTGTTGCAGTTTTTTTCACAGACTTTTTCTTTCTCTTAGCCATGATTACCCCGATTTCTTTCTAGATTTTCTAATCTGATCTTTACCTTTTTTTGCAATCTGTACTACTTGAGATTTACCCATAACTTTAGCACGTTGCTCCATTACAGTTAATATTTGTATCTTTCTAGCAAAAGCTTTACCAGATTTTTTTACTTTGTTTACAGTAGCTCTTGCATCAGCAGGAGTTGCAAACTTTATTTTAACTGTATCTTTAGGGTTCTCATCTGTATAAAGTCTACGACCAGATCCTTTTGGTTTTTTACCAGTACCTACTTTTGGATCTTGTTTTTTCCTAGGCATCTGGAGCCCCTTCCATAGCAGGAGCTTCTTGACCTAAAGCTTGAGCAGCTAACTGTGGAGCAGCTTCTCTACCTACAGCACCAATGCCTTGTGAGACACCAGTTGCAGCGGCTTGTGCCATTTGCATTTGAGCTTGCTGTTCCATTTGTTTAGCTTGTTCTTCTGCTAATTCTTCTTGATTCTTAATCCAATTATCAGGATTAAATCCAAGAGAACTAACTAAAGCTCTAGCATATGAATCATACTTAAATGTAGTAATAACTTCTGGTGGAAGATTACGCATCATATCGCCTAGTTGCATTAGTTTAGTAAGTTCTGTTTCTCTAGATAAAGCTTGAAGTCCTGTAACAATATCAACTGTTAATACACCATCCTCTGTAAATTGTTCTGCTAAACGAGGATCAATACTTTCTTCATTTAACATTAAAAATACAGCTCGTTGTACAATAGGTGACATCATTTCTCTAGCTATTGCAGAGAAGGCACCGCCTAATACTTGTTCAAGCTCTTGTCCAATCATACGCACAGCAGTTGCCGTAACTCTATCGCCACTAGGAATAGAACTACCAGTCATAAGAAATGCAGTACCAATTTCTCTACGCATTCTTTCAACTGCTGCTGTTGTTTGTTGAATCTGAGGATTCATAGTACCTGCAGGACTAAGAGTAAATACATCTTGTTGTCTAGCAGATACCCATTGTCCATTACCAGCTCCAGCTAAGTCATCTATTTCGGTAATACCTGCCGGATCAACGCCCATATAGAACGTGCTGCCAGCTGCCATGCCTTCAACAAGGGCTTCAGTAAAACCTTCGAGAGTTTGAATGTCTCCATAAATTTCTTCACAATGAGAACGACCGTAGTCTTCACCCGTGACACCAACCCACCTAAGCGGGATAAAAGGCAACACAGAATATGTCCCTTCTTGCAACACTTCTCCATCTGGATCTTCCTTTCTAAAATTCCAAGAACCATCTTCTTGAAGTTTATATTGGCACAGTTTAGTTTTGTACCCTTTTTGTGAATATAAATCTGTAGTATTTAAACTTTGTACAGAGTCAGCATAAGCTTCGTCTTGTAAACTATCATCTTCAGGTCTTTCATATTCTAATAATATAATTTCAATAACCTGATCTTGCACTCCTCTACGGACTACATATTGATCTATTCGTAAAACTCTAAATGTAAAATCATCTTCCATTATTAATAAGCAATCGCCACATACAATAAGATGTTGCAAAGCTTGAAAGATTTTTGGTCTTAGATTTTTACTCATTAGTTTTTCATATACTTGATAACTTAGATTATTTAAATAATTTTCTACTTCAACTTTAGGTTCTTCACCTGTCTTAATACCAAACTTAAAAAATGGTAAATCATTTAAAGGCATAAGAGCACTTAGCATTCTACTAGCTAAAGCTGTTACACCTCTACCTGATGCAGAAGAATATGGCATATTCAATGGATCTTCTTCTGACCAATATTCTGGAGGCAGCAAAGAAGGTAATGTTAAACTTGACAAGTCTCTACATCTTTGTACTTTAGATGTTCTACGACTATCAAGAAAACGATAGCGATCAATTAGTGTTTCATTCATCTAACATTCTCCTATTCAGGTTGTGTATCTGGATCATAAGGAGTTGCTTCTTCCTCATCTCCAGTTACACCTTCATAAAGAGAACCAAAGAAATCCATACTTAAATCTGACCCTTGTCCTGTACCCGCTTCTTCCGATTCTTCCTGAGCTTGGATCTCGGCAAAAAGAAGTTGTTCTTGTGCTTGCAAGGCATCGAACGCTTCTTGCTCCTGCATTTGTATTTGCTCTTGTTGTTGTGTTTCCATTTCAAGCCGATCTCTTTCTTGATCAAGCAAGAGTTGTTGATATCTTTCTTCTTGTTCTTGATTATAAGATCTCTCTTCTTCAAGAAGTTTACGATACTCGTCTTCACCCATTCCACCCATAACAACTGGAGCACCTCCTCCGAAGTATCTACAATTCATAGGGTGGCTAAACATAAAAATTCTCTCAAGCATTAGACACCTCCTATGATGGTCTGTTTGTTCTATCTTGGATTCGAGCTACTCTTCTAGCTCTTTGTTTAGTACGTCTGCTTTTACTTTGTTGAAACTCTCTTAATCTTTGTCTAAGATCAGCTTCAGTTCTTTTAATCTGTTGTCCTTCAGCAGCTATTTTTTCTTTTTGTTCTTCTGTTCTTTCAGTTATTTGACTTTGCATTTGTTCTTCATATGTTTGTTCTAAATCTTCACGTTGTTTATCTAAAGATTCTTGAGCAACTTGAGCTGCTTGTGCAGCCGTTGAAGATGCAGCAGCTTTAGCTTCTACTACTGCTTGTTCTGCTCGTTGTTTGCTTTTAGCATATTGTTGTTGTGCAAATTCATAATCTAATTTAAACCGCTCATCAGCATCCATGCCAGTAGCTCTTCGTAAAGTATTATCATCAACATAAAAAGCTTCAGCATCTCCAATACCATAACGTCTAGATCTTTTCCAAGGAGAAAATCCTTCTGTTCCAAATATTGAAGCTAAAGCTCTACCACGTTCTCGTTGTTCTATTTTTCTAAAGTTACTTCTCATTTTTATTCTGTCTAAATCTCTACCAGTACCTGTGCCTTCAGCAGCATCTTCATATGCTTGACCATAGTATTCTTCAGCAGATTGAGCTCCTCTAGTAGATGTGAATTGTCCAAACATAAATGCAGTATTAGTATTTAAAGATTCATCTTTTTGTAATTCTATTCGTTTTTGTTCAAACATTTCATCAAACTCAGCTGTTAATTGTTGGTATCTATTAGTAGGATCAAATTGTTCTACATAAGAACCTTGCCCAGCTGTTTTAACTTCACCAGTTATAGGATCTTTATAGGTTATATCAGG